TAAAAATATATCCTTTATATACATGAAAAATAATAGTTGATACTAAACAACTTATATACTTTATATACGTAAAATAAATATAAAATAACTTAGGAGTATTTATCTGCTGATGAAGTGTTCAATTGCTGTGAAGACTGGTACACCAATCATTTCAAGAGCAATTCCACCAACAATAATGTTTGTAAGCAGTTCCATATTTATTTATCCTTATATTATATATATACCACAAGATGAATAATGTATAACATTATGTTAAGAAATATTATTATTATGAATTTTTGTAACAAATTTTGTAAGATATGTTGACTTTTAAAATCAGTGTGGTATAATAAGAATATGAAGCACAAAACAAAGGAGTTTAGAATGAACTTAGATGAATTTAAAAAGTTTTATGGTTATCCGAAACCATATAGAAGAAGTGTAGCGACTAAGTTGTTATACCTTTATAAAACTGGAGTTATTACAAATACTCAATGGCAACGAGCTAGATTTTTTAATGCTGTGTCTAAAGTGTAAATAAAATCCAGTAACGGAGGTATAAGGATGAATTTATTTAAAATACCATTACCAGAAAATAAACCTGATTATTTAGCAATTGGAATAATTATATTGATTATTATATGTGGTTTAGTATCTTAACGGAGGATAATAGTATGATAACTTATGAAAAATTCTTAAGAAGATGTATTTCGATTGACGCTTTGAGTAGGTCATTACAAGAGTTAAATTTGGATGGCGATTGGGAAATCGCATATTGTTCAAATTATGATAATCAGGATTTTGATTTAAAGTTAAGTATTACTGTTGAAAATACCTTTACTATGTTACGTATAGACAAAGTAATAAATGTTTTAAATCATAAACCACAACAATTAAATAAATTATTGGAGGTAAAAAATTAATTATGGCTTTTATAAAGACTGAGTCGTTAAATGTTCATTATGGAAAACGCTGGATAAGTTACTTTGAAGATTATATTATCGAGTTAGCAGACCATGTAGAATTTGAATATCCCTGCATATATATGCTAACATATTATAATAGATATAAATACATGCTAGCGTGCACACTATTTAAGCTTATCCCAATTGTAAATAAATGTAACAAGTTGTATTTAAGGTGTTTCAAAAAATAAAACTATGGTATAATATATGTATGGAGGCAGCTATGAATAAAATCCAGACTACTACACTAAGACAATTAGTAACAAGGCTTATTGAACTTAAGTTAGAAAGTAAGTCCAAAATTGAGCTCACTTCTTCACAACTGATTGATAAAGCCATAGAATGTTTAAAGTTGTATTGTCAATTACGATATGATTTATTAACAAATGAGACTAGTACATCAATAGAGCGACAGGCCATAAAAAGCTTTGTTAAAATAGCATTAGACTTTCTAGCTAAGAAGTACAACATTACTATGGATACCTCGGTAGTTGCTACAGAATTATATCCAGTAGTATGTTATCTTTTAATTGACTCACGCACAGCAATTTTTACATTTTGTTTAAATGTGCTAAATGCACCAAAAGAATTTATTATTACTGACAAGGACTAATTATATAATGGAGGTAATTAATGATGGCAAAGAAAACTATGAAGCGAACTGGAACATCCGGTTTGTACAAATTATCAAATGAACAAAAAGAAAAAATCTTAAAGGCTTATGAAATGAATGATACAGAAACAATCACGCAGATTGAAGCTTTGGTATCTCGTCGGGCACTATTTGAATTGACACATAGACCAGAATATCGACCAAAAAATAATCGTGCATGGCGTAACAAAGATTTAGACACACTCCTTTTTTCATACTAAACCCCGAAAGTTTATTGTTAGAGTATGCTGTTATAATAATAAACTGCTCCTCACCTACGACTATCCTTATATCCGGAAGCATACAAAGGATATATTTTCTTAAACTAGGAGTAACGTATGAAAAGATATTTAGTTACAATTAATCGTGGAACAGTTACAGTACGAGACCGAGTTTTAGGTGAAGTCCGGTCATATATTGTAAACAATCCAGAACTTGAGCAAGCTATCAAGTCTAAAATAAATAGTCTAAACTATAACATACAATATTTAAAACAATCAAAAGTTATTGATAAATATTATCGAGATGATATTATTCCATATGCAGAGCCGGAGTACATAAATATCTCACAGGCACATCAATATAAGTTACACAAGATATACAAATATAATTAATAATGGAGGTAAACATTAATGACAAACTTTTCAATTCAAACATCAGTTATTATCCCGAAACAATATGAAACTCATTTTAAAGAACAGGTAACAGCGTTTGCAAAGTCTTTTAGTATTGATTGTGATGTTGATACGTCAGAAACTGTAGAGGTGACCAACGCTAAGGTAACGCTATCAGTGTCAGCGCCAAAGGCGATTAAACAAATACTTAAAGTTACCGGTGTACCAGAAGAGGAGTTAAAAGTTCTTAGTAACGTAAAGAGTGTTTGTGAAAATGCAATTAACTTTTTATTCCAGAAGTTTATACAACAGCAACAACAAAATCAACAACAAAGATAATGAATAGAGTAGCAGATAAGTTTAATTTTATAAACATCATATGTCTAAGTGTATATAAAGCCAGACTATTTCATCAACAGTTTAGATTTACGTTAACATCTAAAAGATTATTAGGATTTACTACAGCTAGATTTTATATACGCCGGCGACATGATGTGATATATCTTTATACTAGAATATTACAAGATGGGTTTGGTAATCGTCAAGAGCATTCTAAGTTCATAAAGGATTTAAAGTTATGTATTCCAGAGCTAGAACTTGAAAGCACTCAAGGATATTATAAAGGAGTTGTACTTAACACGGCAGATATTAATGCACTTGAAAAGTTCTTAAAGTTGATGGCATTATTGACAAGTCCTAATAGTTTCAGAACTGCAAAACGATTAACCAGAATTCCATTCTTTAATTTAATTTCATGCTCAGCTATTCCAGTTCACGGATACATTACACAGAAAACATTTGAACAGTTACAATCAAGGGATTTAAAATATGTATTTGAAAATCTACAACCACCTAGTAAGCAAGAGTATAATGACGTTAGTATTAATACTACTGATGACTCTAACATCTTTGAATACGTGCCAGGCTATGGCACAGAACGAACAGAGGAGTTTAATTCGGGAAGTTAAGAATACTTGTACACAATTTGGTACGTGTTGTAAACTTCAAGAAATTAAAGTGCCTAGTATCACAGCATTTACAACTCCAGATAACACTATAACATATTCATCAGGAGTAATGCAACTACCAATCAACAAAGCACGTGCAATATTGTATCACGAGATGGCTCACTTAGCACTTAAACATCCTCAAACTTGGAAGAATATTGTAGATACAAATCAAATACAAACAATGCGTGTAAATGATATACGCGGATTACGCCACATGCATGAGTATCAAGCAGACAACTTAGCAAGCTTTGCACTTAGTATCAATCGTCACGAGAATTTACTAGATGTAGTTCTTATGGATATTGTACCAGAAAATCGTCGAGGTATCTCAACAACATTTCATCCATCAATAAACAATCGTGTGCAACATATGCAATATTATAAAAATATTTATAAAGGATTTTAATATGAGTTTATCTGTACTAACACACAAACAAAGAATGAGGATAGTTACAAAACTTATTGCAAGAGATAAACGTAAACTTGCTTGGATTGTTATGCAAATTGATAACGAAATACAAAAGCATAATGAATTTGAAGAAAGATTATATAAAAGATTACGGAGATAAACAAATTGTTAAATTTACAAGAACTAACTGACTTAGAAATGCGTATAAAAATTATTGATGAATTATTAAATAATGAACTGAAAGACATGTGTATCAGAACTTGGCGGAGTGATGATAGCATTGAAGACTTCTTGATTGATAAGCATGATGTAGGAATGAAACAAGCAGTGCTTACTGCTATAAGTAATATTCTTATGGATAGATATCATCATAAGATTAAACAAGTAAGGAAGCAATTATTAGATGAGTATAAATAGAATTATAATACATCATACAGGTGGAACTTGGTTCCCAAATGAAACAGATAAGAAGTGCTATCACTATATAATATCTGGTGATGGTAATATATATAATGGAAGGTTTTCACCGGAAGCTAATATACCACCACTTGTATCTGGAATGTATGCAGCTCACACAAGACTTGGTAACAGTAATACAATTGGAATTGCAGTAGCTTGCAACTATAATTATTCAATTAATAATAAAGAAGCAACGGCATGGCCGTTAACAGAAAAACAATTTAATGTTTTGATTAATAAAGTTGTGGAGCTAATGCATAAATATAATATAACAAATGTTAATAAAGTGTTCACTCATTATTGGTTTGATATATGCAATGGAATTAAACAAGGTAAATCAGACATAACTTATATACCTTGGCAACCAGAGTTACAACCGGATGACGTAATATATTATATACGAGATTATATAAAATCTAGATTGTAAAATTTTGTAACAAAAGAATTGACAAATTATTTTTTTTATTTTATAATATGAATATATGTACTAATTGTAAATACTATAAAGATGGTGATTGTTTAGCAGAATACTATGTTCAGTATGGCTATGAGATTACTCACTATGATAAATGCAATGACATTAAAGACTGCTATTTTAAACAGCTTTTAAAACTAGCACAGAATATGAAAGGAACTTTAAAGATTATGACAGACAAAAAAGAACTCAAAAAAAATCCTTATCCATTAGTGGTAAAAGGAGTTTTCTATGTAACAGCAGACTATGGTGACAAACAGTATGTTGTTTCAAATGGATTGTCTTTTATTAGATTTAAAAATTCAGATGATGGAATTACAAAAGGGGACTACGTTAAAATTCATGGCCCGGTTTATCAGAGAAAAGAAGCGCGTAGTGCTATCATCACAGGCGAGGCAATCGTTGAAAAGTTAACAGAAGAAGAAGTCGAAGAATATCGCAGTAAGATTTCTGTTACTGTTAAATCAAACAGCGAAGCAAAGGCGGCCTCTGAAAAAAAGTCTGTATCGAAATCAAAGAAGTCGAGTTCTAAAAAGGATGATGAAGCACAATCATTCCCTTGGGATTAAGGATAACTATGAATAAAAAAATTAAACGACCAGATAAATTGATACTTTATGCGAACGGTATTCGAGTATTTTCACAGGTGATTTCTGCATTCGAGTATGTAAGTTTATCTAAATTTTTTAAACAAAATACTGACACTACAGCAGAACAATTTTATGATTTTTGTAACGTCAAAAATATAAGTCTTAAGTTAGATTACTACTTTTTTTTGGTAATGTTTAAACCAGGAGTAGTATTCAAAGCAGAGTTAAAAAGATATGAACCAATCTAGCATAGATGAACAATTTAAAATACCAGTAGTACGGTCGTTAACAAAACTAGCAGCAATTTCACATGATAAGATTGCCAAGATAGTATCACTTATACATCCGCATTGGGATACTGGTTTATCTGGATATCGTAAATTTATCAGGTCGATGAAAGAAACCTTTGAAGTGATGCCCGGTTATTTATTTATTGTCACAGGATGTTGTACACTCAAAGGAGCATATATACTTGGCACAATCTTTAAGCATATAAAACAAGATGATAATATTGAGAGTGTAGACTTAAACTTTTATGACAACCACTCTTGCTATTGTTTGAAAATAAAAGTAAAGGATATATAAATATGGTAATGAATAATCCAAATAATGAAATACCAAATGTTAATCAAGATGTAGTAGCAGATATGCAGCCGGTAGCTGCTGATGTTACAGTAACTCCAGATGCAACAATGGTATCAGAAGTAGATGCGACAGCTGAACCAACAGTTACAGAAGGCACAGCTCCTTCTGAGAATGCACAATCAGAACAAGTTGCAAATGCAATTGCTACAGGAATTGAAGAAGGTGAATTAAATCCTTTGGATATATTTTATACCTTTGTTGGTACTGCAATCGGAGGAACAGACCGTGAAGCTGTAGGACTTGGTAATTTAATATTAAATAATATTATAGACCAATGGGAATTTATGAAAAATGCACAAGCTCAGCAGCAAGCTGCTAATATTGAAAACTCAGTAGTAGATACTGCACAAATGCAGCCACCAGAAGCAGGAATGTAATTAATGTTAGTAAAAGATATTAATGATGTTATTCTTGAAAAGATAATAAAGGATTGTTTAGAGTTTACGTTTTGTAAAGTATGTTTGACAATATCTTCTTTATCATTAAAGACAGATTATCAATCATCATATAATACATTAACCACAATTGTAAGTGACCATCAATCTTGGGAAGATTTCAAACGTGAGTATCTAAGTAAATATGATACAAGCAACTTTGATATATACCTATCTTTAATGGATTGCAAAGATGATGTGCGCTTTATGGACTATATAGAGGCGTATGTAAAAAATCATAAGGCTACTTGCAGTAAACTTGAAGCATGTCTCGAGGTACAATCATGACTACAACTGTATTAGATTTATATCAACAGTTAGCAGTGCGAATTAATTATCCAGTAACGCCAACATATAGATGTTTATCTAAGGTAATTGGATTTATTAATATACTGTTATCATACATAAATACACCACAGTATATTGAACGAGTTGAACTATCAGGGGACCCCGGGCACAGAACTTATATTGATGAGAACAACAATCGTATTACTTATCTAGAGTCTGGACAACCTTGTATTTTAAATCCAGATGGTACAATAAATACGAATGAGCAATACGGTTACATTGTCCATAAACATTTATTTATAGATGAGACTGGACTTGGTATTGCCTTTGTCTCAAATGAACATGATGCACTTGTATCGGATACTTATACACAACCTATTTTAACTGCTTTATATACACTCTTCTCTGGTGTTAGTCCAGATGAAGCAGTTGCTTATATAAATCAATCATGTTTTAAAGAGGTTGCAGGTAATAACTTCAATCGAATTGATGTTAAGAATATAAAACGTAGGCTATAATATGAATGAGATATACAACATTCGTGATTTAAAACTTTGTATCAAAGAAGTTATGTATACTCCGACAGGAGCTAGATGCAGATTACATAATAGTTTTATAGATTTAAATGTTTATCAATCTAAATATGTATTTCTTATCTATTCTGGACGAACTAAATTTATTGAACTTGGTTTTAATGATACAAGTGTATATAAAGTATTACGTTGGATATTTAAAGACAAATCAATAAATGATATTATACTTAAGCTAGGTGAATATGTTCAAGCTATCAGAAAATGAATACTTAGAAATAGCAACAAAAGATATAGAAGGCGCTGATTTAATGCAATATCTTGCAAAGAAGTTTCCAAATACTCATCCGCTAAAACTTGTTGAGAACATTGAAGCATTATTTAATGATAAAAAATATCAGAAACTAGTTGCCTCGTTAATTGCAGTAAAGTTACAGCGTATTCGTTCAAATGTTTTGAAACAGATTGATAGTTTGATGTCAGATAATTCAGACGACTTAGATGTACTTAAGTCTTTGGATAAATTACTGGCGATTGTATTAAAGTTTACAAAGCTTGATGATGAAGAACACGCAGATGATAATCGATTGATTATTAGATATGGTGATACTCATGAAGAGAAGTTCAAAAAAGAAACAAGCAACGAAATATCGCAGTAAGTTTGAAGCTACAGTAGCTAAGGAACTTGAAGAACTTGGATACAAGTATGAAGCAATAAAACTTGAGTATACTATACCAGAGTCTAAGCATACATATACACCAGATTTTATAAAAGATAAAACAATCATTGAAGTTAAAGGCTTATGGTCAAAAGAAGACCGAGACAAGATGCTTTTTATACAGGCCCAATATCCAGAATATACTGTTATAATGTTTTTTCAAAATCCAAAACTAAAGATATATAAAGGCAGTAAAACTACTTATGCAGACTTCTGTGAGAAACACGGTATAGAATGGATGCAGCTATAATTATTTGAGGTTTACTATGCGTAAAATTTTTTGTGATATATGTAATAAAGAAATTAAGCAAGCCCTTATAATATATCTTGCTAAAGATAGGCTAGAATATGAACGTTACTATGAAGTATGCCTTGAATGTTATCAGAAAACTGTTGACTTTTTACATAGTCTAAAGAGTTATAATGACCATATTTGTAATCGATAATATAAGGTGGACAACACTATGAAATTAAAGTTATTTGAAAGCATATATTATAATACTAACACACATAAGGTAGAATGCCCGGATAGTCAGTGCTGCATGGAGTGCCCACTATGGAACAGTTTACCTGCACACGAGTCTTGTACACTGTATGCACGTTCTTTAGTTATAGATGTATTATCTAAAAACATAAGTAGATTAATAAGGAATTTGTAATAACAATTGAGTGTTAAGGACTAGTAGATAATGGCAATACAACCTTTTCAAATTGTAAATGAAGATGGAACTTTAAATCAACAGGAGTATGAACGTTGTATTCAGTTCCTTAATGATTGGATATCAGGCACAGTACACGTAGCAAGTCAAGTTACTTGGGATAATCCTCTGGAGTTTAACTTTGATAAGTATGAAAATTATTCCTCTTTTGAAATCATACTTGATATGTTATATAATTCAGAAGCTACCAATAGATTACTTACTCCGGATATGTGGACTATATTACGTAAATATTTTCGTGGTGCAGTATCTGGATTATCCAGAACTATTTATCCTATGTTAGCGGCGCTGTGTATATCGGATAGATTTTTAGATGGACCTGGCAACTATTTTGATTTATGTGATGCTAATCAGACAGCAATAAAACTATATCCAGAGCATTGCCCATTTGTAGATAACGATGAGAAAACGACACTAAGTATTGTTATTAATAACCAAGGAGGATTTGGGTTCCCAGAAACCTTTTTAAATCCAGAATTTCTTGACATTGACTATATCGACTGGTATAGCCAGCCACAAAAAAAATGGGATAACGAACCTCCTCAAATATACTATAATACCTATTTTCACTCAACTGGAAATTATGACCCACAGTTCCCAGAAACATTTGGATATGTGTTTAGCTTATTTGCGCCTACATCTGTTTGTTATAATCAAACACCGGCTTATTTTGAATGGGGATACTGCCCAGATGATGTTATGTTTACACACGGTATGAGTAATCAGTACGACCCAGACTTGGGTATCATTTATTATCCTACGCAATATAATATTGCTGGTGCTGGAGATTTAGATTGGTATGGTAAACAATGTGTTGGTATACCTTTAACATCAGTTGCTACTATACGTACTAATTATTTATTAGTTGGTAATCACTTTTTAGACCCTCGATTTGCAAACCAGACATATCATGGAGTTCACAGTATGTGTCTAAACAATGTCCGGAATTTCTTTAGCTACTACTTGAATATAGAAAGCAATGGAGGCGCCTAATGGCTAATTCAAATCAGAGAATTACAAAAATAAAACTTGATACTGTTTTAGACTTGTTAGAAAAAGCCGAGAGTATACCAGTAGAGGATGCCACGGTGATTGACACTGGTGACTCACACTTAGTAGCGTATCCAGATATAGCTAGTATTAGATTTTGGACTCGAGATAATATACTTAAAGGTATTACTGGTATTATGCCAATGTATAATCCAAGTGATTTTGTACAGTTGGTAGAGTCATCTTCATATAACCCGGAACAAATAACATCAATGGGATTAACGACAATCTTAGACGGACTAGTGTTAGAAACTAGAATGCATAAAAGATGTAATACTTATGACAACGTAGAAGAATTAGTACCTAAGCCTGGACTACAATTATCAAACTTACTACAACATATAAATTTTACGGCTCCAGTTTTAGCATACTCAAGCGACGGTGTAGTCGAAGCATTTCCAAGTGCAAAACTACAGGGAGTGCTCATGTCTATGCCTGGACCTCATGACGAAATATACAATAATTGTATAGTTGGAGACGTTCCGTATAGGACTACAATTGTAAGCCATCAGGTTTGGAAGGAGAATAAAATTGCATGCAGTTACTGGCGTGGTTTTCAGGTAGATAGTAGTTTTATATGTTGCATACCAAGAGCTTATGAAATTCTACAAGAGTCAGAAACAGTAGCAGAAGGTCATGTTATATGGTATATTCAAGCTGGACCGAGATTACAGGGCACATATTATGACAAAGTTAGTTTTGAAGCTATGACTAATACACAACGCTGGAACTGGTTTAAATCACATCAAAAAGAACCGTCGCAGCTCCAACAAAATTTATTTTATTCTTTTCCGGTTATTCCAGCTAACTACTTGACTAATTTCTATGATAGGAATGGAGGTATTTCTGCCCAAATCTTCACAACATTAAGCTATAGTAGCTATCCAGGTGATACAACTTATTTAGCTAACATTACTTCGTCTGGTTATGTATCTGGAAATTTATATGCGGGCCAGATGCCTTTAGAGATGTCTTATTGGTACATATGTTAACACTTAGGAACTAGTATATTTATGAATTATTATGAATTACAAGAACGAGCAAATGCATTAGTGCAGCTTGCAAATGAATATGAACAGGATTTACCGAGTACAACAGTTGATGAATACGAAACTATTGCCCAACATAAATATGCAGACCTAGAATGTTTGCGAGCAGTATTTGATTGGATTTTTTGTGGTATGACTCGCCGTAAATCAAACACTACTCTAGAGAATAAAACCAATGCTCAGATTATATGTCAATTTATACCTAGCGCTTTTAGCACTATTCCAAGTAGTCCATATGGGTATAATCAGTTTATGGAAAAATTCAACAGTACTACGAGTAGCACAGCAACAGGTGTAAATAGGATATATAATTGGTTTCGCCCACAATCACTAGGCATAGTTAACGACGCAGTAATTCAGCCTGTTACAACAAGATGTCGGTCCGCTATAACTTCTGCTTACACTGGATTATGTGAATTGTATCAGGATTGGGAGTTATTTCAAGTCGGAAGTATAGTCGGTTCAGTCTTTATTACACGTGGTAATGTATCAGATGTAATGATTACAGAAGGCCAAGTAGTACATAAAACAATACAAGATATTTCTAGTGGTTTATTATATGGATTAGAGGATAATACTGCTTATAGAAGTCTAGGTCAGTACTACAATCATCCAGCACCTGCATATGATGACTATGTAAATCCCGGCGCATATTTAATTACTCCGCAAGATGCAGGAGTTGATTTATCAAGTTATCCTTGTTTTTGGCCTAGTGGAGCTAAAGTGTTTTCTCCTAGCACATCACAACGAATATACTATGGCTTTAGTGAGAATAAGCGAGATTATAACAGAGAAAGTACTTACAATAACTTCTATGCTTTATGGTATATGGGCGGTAGGACTGGTGATAGAGGTACCTTTGGCGAACGGTATGAAATTCAATTTTGGACGCATACAGGTAATCATATGAGTAACAGTGCTGTTCATGAACATTGGGGTATCTATAGCGGTTATAGTAGGCTTACACTAGATGATACTACAAATCCATGTTGGATACGCAATGGTATAGACTCCCAAGGAAATCCAATATTACCAGATAGTGCAAGACCATACTGTATCTATTTTGAATTAGTATTCAAGCGACGTAGAGCAGGATGTAAAGACCTAAACTTAGATTTTCTACCGAGTGTAGATACTGTTATAGATAATGACCCACAAGGATTAGCGACTAGATTAGCGCTTGCACAATGTAAACCATATTATTATGGACGATTATTCTGGACAGAGCTAGAACAATATTATAGTCCAGAAGGAACAATGCAAGCAGCACTTGCAGATTTAATAGCAGAGAAAACATCAGATATGACTGACCGTGAATATTTAAATAGCTATAAACTTGATTATGAGACATATGCAACAGTCACAGGAGACCCACTATAATGAAATATTTATTAGATAAAAATAACAGTACTGCAATATTTTCAACAGGTACTCAGGTTGCAATAGTTCAATTTAATAGATACGGACATGTGTTTAAATGTTTTAGATTAAATATGGAGTCACTACAATTTCGTGAAGAAACTGATATAGCATGTAAAAAACATTTAGCAGAAACATTCTATCAAAAATATATAGAGCAGAACGAATTAGCAGGAATAGAACACTCATGCAATTTATTAATAATACATTAATCAATCCAGAAGTAGTTGCTGATAATATACCAATTATCACCGGTACTGATTATTATATAGACGAACAAGAGTTTGTTTGTACTTACAATCAGTCTGCTGTAAAGGTTATTAATCATAACGGTATCGAAGTACAAGTAACTACCTTTGACCAAATAACTGAAAATATCTATATTGTAAATGACTACTTAGCATACTTATTAGTTACTGGTGAAATATTAGTTACACAGATACCAGCAACAAAGGATGTATATAAAGGAGGATTTCAAGGTATTGCAGGATTTAATGAAGGTGAAGCAAGCTTTGAGTTTATGAACAACACTTCTCAAAAGTCTACCTTTACTTTCACTGCAAGATTAAATAATCTTAAACATCTAGAAATTCAAATCGGCGATAGCTGGTATGTACCGAATGGTGAATTTAGAATATGGATTAATGACGTCTTCTATAATGTGTCAGGCCAATCAACACTACCTAATACTTTTGGTGAGACATTTACTGTAACATTATCTGGCTGGACACAAGTTACCATGAGCGATACCACAGATTACATTAAAGATTTATTAGTACAAGGTAACACTTTATATCTATCCAGTCGTAAGCATATAATTGGTTCGCCACCGTATGATTGGACAGTTACTGATGAAGAGACAGCATCAACAGTTTGGTCAGAAGATGTACGATTAATTGGTAGTAACTTATATGGCGACCCGGCATACAGTCATTTCTTTGTAGTTAACACGGATACCAATCAAGTTTATTATGTTGCAAATGATGACCTAAGTATTGTAAATACCTATGAGCATGATTATGCTATCACTGGTGCAGTTGATATAGACAAAGGATTGCTTGGAATTGTTGACCGAAGATTTTTTACAGTTATCAGTTTTTATCAATCTTTAAACAGTTTCCTACAAAAAACAATTTTACAGTATGAATTTAAACAGATGTCAGCGTATGAAGAATTACCTGATTATACATTCTTTGAGACTGTTGGATATGACCGTAAATTAAATACAGTTGCTATACGTTCTGATTATCGTATAAACATGCTTCTATACATTGTTGCAAATAACGTATCAAGTATATGTCATACTGATAGTGATTTACTAATTACAGAAGAACAGTTATATAAGATAGTTAACAAGCAAGTTACACGTTATTCAACTGTAGAAGCCAACTCGTATTATGAAGCAGATGATTTAGGATTATATACAAATTGTATCTATATTGGAACAGACCTTGAAGCATCTGATGGCGGTTCAACATTAAAAGATACTGAGATTGTATTTGAAGGCAAGCTAGCTATTGATGATGGTTTTGACACAATATGTATTGAAAGTTCAACAGATGTTCCAGTAGCTCCTGTTGATTTACCAGTACGTACTAATCAAGTAAACCCAAATAACCAGTGGTATTTATACAGTAAGACACTAAGGTTTCCAGTATCATATACAGATTGGTTTAAAATAACTATGATGCCAACAACAAAAATATATGCAATTAGACTTGTAGATACTATGGAGTCTAGCAAAAAGAAATCAAGGAAGTAACAGAATGATAACCAAAGAACGTTTTGAATATTTTAAAGCACACAAACCTTGTGAAGAATATGGAAAATGGTGTGCGACTTGTCCACTATTCTATGCTAAAAAGTTTCTATGTACACTTAGTTTACCATATGAATTATATCGAGAACTTATTAGTAAGAAATAATAAAGGAGGTGATAACATGGGATGTCGTGGTAAGAAAGGTAAAAAAAATAATGAGACTTAAAGAATTGTTTGAGCTTAGTCAATTAAATCCACCTTGTCTAGTTTATCAATACAGATGTAATGAATGTATATTTGGTAACCTGGATAAAAATAAATGCATGTTGAATGCTTCATTTGATGAATATAAAGAATGGATAAAAGGGAATGATACACTTACTATATGATGGTGATATAATACTACGAGCACTATTTTCAAAACGATTAGCGCCACATGTTGCTATCAACATAATGCTAAAAATTAAAGACCGAGAAATCAGAGAAGCACGTAGATACTATAAAGAATACAATCGTGTGCCAGTTAAATTCTACTTCTGCATTTCACTTAATCGTGGTTTTAGAACTTTATTATTCCCATATTATAAAGCGCAGCGTTCAAATAAATACTCAAATGAATTTACAGCCTTTAAGAACGAATGTATAAAATTACTGCAGGCATTTCACATCACACTTGTTGCATCAGAAGTATTCGAATGTGATGATTTAATTAGTATTATAGCATCTAATCTTGTTGAAGATAAAAAGAATAATGTAATGATTATTTCTTGTGATAAAGATTTTTTACAAATTCCAAAATTAACTGTTAAATCTAAGAAGAAAACGGGAATAAAATATATAAGAACAACTGTAGAAATGGCTATGAAATCTTTAGCAAAACAATTCTTACTTGGTGATAGAATTGACAATATTCCCGGAGTACCTAAAGTTGGAGTAGTAACAGCAGAAAAACTATTACAAGATGTAGAATTAAAAACCTTAAAGGATGTATATAAATTTGTAAAAGATATTTACCGAGAACATGGAATGATATTTTATTTTCCAAGTAACCTAATGTTACTACGATTACTTACGAAATATAATGTACCATTAAAGGACCTAGCAACAGTCCTAGAGTTTGATTGCTTACATCCAGTAAATACAATTCATGACCATACAAAGATACCCTTTTTAAACCGAGTATTTAAAACCATTAGCAATATTAACGAATATCGAACACTAAAATATAATAAGGAATTTGGTAAGTATGCGTCTTAAAGAGCTAACACAATTATTTATACTTAGTAAAGATAAACGACCTGTGGATGCTAGAGGCAGATACTCAACAATTGATAATGCCGTTAATGTACCGTATTATAAATTCAAAGAAGCAAAGCAGCATGGATATACAATATCAATTAAACTAGGACCAATTGAAGGAACTGAGTATAGTTTATTCTGTATTGATTGTGACCATTGTGATTGGAAGCATCCAATATATAAGTGGATGCAATCCTTAATTGATACTCCGAAGTTACTGGAGCTATCACAATCAAAACAAGGTGCACATCTCTTTATACTAAAGAAAACTACAGATTTATATGAAACACGATTTATGGATTTTACAGGACAACAACTAGAAGTCTGGACACGTGTACGACATATTGTAAGTCCTAATATTGAAACAATTGTAGATGTGGAACTCAAAGAATGTAATGTAGCTATCTTTGATAAACTGATGGAACTTAGTGATGAACAGCAGCGCTTAAAGGAAGAACAATATATCAAGGATAAAGCAAAGATTGAGAAGCAGCATCAAAAGAAAAACTACAAGTTTGTAGCACCAGAGACAGACATAGCAGTATTTGCAAAATCGGATAAGCGTTTATATACACTTCTCAATAATGACCCAGATGATGTTGATAATTCAGCTAATGACTTAGGACTAGTTCGAAAAATTGTATACTACTATGCTACAAAAGATATTGATATAGTTCGTTCAGTATTTGAACGTACTGACTGGTTTGCAAAAAAAGATGAATATCATATAAAGAAATTTTACAGACCAGGATACTTAGATAGATTGATAGCACTTAGTTAATAAGGAGGACAAGATGAACGCAGTAGAATTTTTTGCAGCTCTTGCAGGCATAGTATTAGGCGCCTTAATCATAGTATTTGCCTGTTCACTACCTGTTAATGCTCAAGAAGTAGTAAAATCCACAATAGAACAACATGTAACTGTTGATAGTTCTGGAGGACTATTTATCAAGTCACAGAAAAAAGATGATACAAAAGACTCGAGTTGTCAAGGTATCACTATTCAGAAATCCGGAGGATTAATAATTATTAATCAACGTGTTTCAGATAAAGACGTTTTAGATGTAGTTGATAAGGAATAATATGCGCCTAACTGTTAGACTTCAAGATGAACGCTATTTAGATATGGCTATAAATACTAGTAAACGAGAATGTATCTTTAATACTCCGATACCAGAAATTACAGTAGATGAACTACAGCAATTAGCAAATAAAAACAACTATATATTACATCTACCAATTACTGATACAACTATACAGCCAGAAGATTTACAGCAATTTGTTCCGGATGAAGAATTATTCTTTGGTATTAGTAATATAGATGTAGTTGACTTAATACTTAGTCTATGTAGCTTTATTATAACGGAGGATAAACAGTGATAGTTCAGTGTACATCTACAGCATTCTTAAACTTTAACGATAAGATATTTAAAAATGATAAGAAGATTGCTAAGTGGCGAACATTATATCGACCAGCATTTGTAGTACGTAATGATAATGAAAGTGATTATCTAGGTGTATTAATATTTAAAACAATAAAACGTATGCGTGCTGTAAAGATAACTTATCTAAAAGCACTAGACCAAGATATTCTAAATCAACTGATAAGCTGCATAAAGTCTTTCTGTCATGATGATTTCTCGCCATATGACCGAGTTTATATTTGTATAAAGTACACACAATCAAACTCTACAAGAAAACTACTCAAAGAGCTTACAACATCTGGATTTACATTAACAAACGTCAAACCAACTGGCGAGGTAGTATATACATATGAACGGTCAATTCCATAGTGCACTTGAAAAAATACAATCAGGCGAACAGACAATTCACATAATGCCTGTATATAAATTTAACTTTCAACTTGGCCGGCTTAACTTATTACTTGGTAGTCCTGGCGCTGGTAAATCATTAATGACAATGCACGTAATGTTACAAGCAGTAAAAGAACATAGACGTATATTGTTACTATCATCAGAAATGACAATATACCAGTATCTTGTTAGAATACTCAAACATGAACTTGGTATTAACGGACGCGATGAAGAAGTAGCGAAGCGAATAAATTCACCGCTTGCAAAAGATATTGTAGCTAAACTAATAACAGAGATTGAAACGTACGTCGACTATCAATCAGTATTTAAAATAAACTTTGCTGAACTGTTTACAGATGAGACATTACCTGATAGATATGATTTGATATGTTTGGATTACATACAAAACACACCACTTAAAGGCTCCGTAGATGATTATAATAGATTAACCAGTATAGTTAATTATATTAAAGCATTTACATTGACTGGCCTTGATAAGACTGGAGTTATTTGTTCTCAAGTAGCTAAATCACAGTTTAACGAAAAAGGTAAAGTCGATAGTGATATCATACTTTTACCTAAAGGTAGTAACGCAATATATGAAAGTTCAGACTATGTAGTACAATTACTACGGGACCCAGATACTTTATTAGTTTACGTATCAAATACCAAGAATAAAGATTTACCAACAGACCCCAAGCGCGTATACAAAATAAATGCAGACTTAAGATTTAGTGAGATTAAGGTATGAACATAATGGATAAATGTATAGCTTTAAAAACGTTTATGGAAAAACAGCAGTTATATAATTGCAAATTCGTAGTCTTAATAGAGCTTTGGGCTAAAATATGTAGTGAGTATATGTTTAACCCAAGTGACTATTTGTTACTAAGTTATCCAGTAGAGATAGACTCGAAGGCTGTTGATTATGAACCTAGAATGACTGCGAGGTTATATGAGTAAAAAATCACTTGATGATTTACGATTTGAAATACTATGCTTCTTAGAAGAAGCAGGATGTCCAGAGTCAAACACACTCTTAGAAGAATATGAGAAACAACTACTTCTAAATAAAAAGATTACATATAAACATATTGGGCCATTCAGAGTGCCAACAGATATTTACAATGCATGTAAATTAGTAGTACCTAAAGAAGTTTTACAAAGATATGAACAGCGATTAACACATGTAATTAATACGGCAGACCCAGAAAAGGTACGAAAAATCCAGAACTATATTGTTCAACAGTTTATCAGCTTGTATGAGGAATACAGTAATGTCACAACCGAAGAAGCCAAAAGACACTATAACTAATTATGCAATCTATTATAGGCTCGATAGATTAGGATTTACAAAGTTACCATTAGATATATTTCTTGCATATGTTGGATTACAACTTGTTAATCGTGGAAAAGTAGTTGGATTAAAACGCGCATTTAAAATTATAAAGGAAACTAAGCTTAACGAGAAAATTCAGGTACCACAAGAGAATATAATTGAAAGTCTTATTTACTTAGTAATATGGAAACGTAAACTTATTCAAACATTTATTGAACATCCTGAGTATGATGTGTGGAATGATGAAATTACAGCACCATTGTTTGAGATATTAAAAGAATTACAGGAGATATACAAAGTATGAGTCGTGAAATAACTTATAACTTACTACCAAGTCAACGAGACGACTTACTATTTTTAACAGGTAACAACAAAGTATTTACATCTGATGAAATCTCACCAGAAGAACTACAGAATGTCGCTACATTTTTTGGAGTTAAAAATCCAAATCGAATTAAAAAAGTAATTATTAAAAAAGATGTAACAATTTTAAAGGTAGACTAACTATGCGTATACTTGATGCAATACATTATCAAATTGAAATGAATAATGCACGCGGTGTGTGTGTACTGTTAATGTCATTATTTAGTGCATACGTTATGCAGATATCTACAAACCAATGGCAGTCAGAATTTACAGAAGAAGAACGAATGACTATGTGTGCAAATCTTCTTGAAGGCCTAGGCGAAGATATTGATTTTGAATGTGTCAAGAATATATCCAGAGACGATGATAGTGACAATGACTAATCGAGTAATATTTGATATAGAGACAAATGGATTTTATCAGGATTGCACTACAGTACATTGCATCGCATTAAAGCGAATAGGTGTTGATGAAGATGTTCTACTGTTTGATACAAAGCAAAATAATATTGCACAAGGACTAAAGATACTTAGTGATGCAGACTGTTTAATTGGTCACAACATTATAGAGTTTGATATTCCAGTCTTAGAAAAACTTCATCCAGAATACACGTATACACACAATGTTCTAGATACATTAAATCTATCATCAATTGTACATCCACTAATGCCTAAACATTCACTAGAAGCTTGGGGCAAAGAACTCGGATTTTCAAAATTAAATCCAATGACAGGTCAAGAGTATACAGCCGAAGAACTCAAAGAAAAGAAAAAAATAAAAGATAATGCTTGGGATGTATATACTGATGAAATGGGCGCATACTGTAAACAAGATGTACGTATAACTGAATTAGTATTATGGCGTTGTAACATTGAGGATATACCAGAATACGTAATCGAATTATCAAATAAATTTTCATGGATTATATCTAATCAAGTACGTACTGGATGTTTAATTGATAAGACAGCACTTGAACAGTTAAATGAAATAATATTACAAGATGAAGCTACTGCCGAACAAAATCTCAAAGCAATGCTTCCAAGTTTTACTGATTATTCATTCAAAGTTGTAAAACGTGACAATCAAAGCAAAGGTCAAAAGGCTGGTGATATAGTCTGTGAAGAAGTAATAACGGAATTTAATCTTAACTCTACATTTCACTGGATGCGTTTCTTAAAAGAAAAATATAATTTTGAACCACCAATGAAGCGACGTAAAGGTAAAGAAGAACCAACTGCTAGTCTAGATGATGAAGTATTAAATACACTTGATTATCCAGAAGTCAAAGAATTACTACGATATAAAGTAGCATCCAAAATCCGTGGTATGATTTACTCAAAGCCAAACTCAATATATAATCTACTTGATAGTAACTCAGTAATACATGGTAAGGTAGCAACAGATGGGACAGTATCAGGACGTTGCACACATAACAATCCGAATTTAGCAACAATGCCAAGCGTACAAAAAGATAGTTCTGGAAATATAATTACTGGTATTCGTGGAAAATATGCATCAGAAGTAAGAAGTTTATTTATACCTAGACCTGGATATATCTTTGTTGGCTTTGATGCGCAAGCGCTGGAAGTTCGTTGTCTTGCACATAACATTAATGACCCAGAGTTTATAGACCAAATATATAATGGCGATATACATACTTGGACACAGAAGAAAGCAGGATTACACACACGAAAGCAAGCTAAGACATTTATGTATGCGTTTCTATATGGTGCAGGTAAACAAAAATTAGCAGAGGCACTTAGTGCCGGCAGTGATACAAAGTATACAACACAGACAGTCACGAAAGTAATAAATAACTTCAAAGAAGCCTTACCAGGATTACAACTTCTTCTTGATAAACTACAGGATGAATATGCAGAGTATCATGGTATAATTGGATTGGACGGCAGGCTATTACAGGCACGCAGCGATTATATACTCTTAAATCTATTATGTCAATCTCAAGGTGCTATAATCATGAAGCAATGTCTCGTTAGTTTAAATGATGAACTAATCAAAGCTGGATTACAGATTAACAAAGACTATACTTTTCTACTGAATATTCATGATGAAGTTCAAGCGGAAGTTAGACCAGAACATCTTGAAACATATAAAGTATGTGTACAAAGAGCAGTTGATAAAACAAATGAAATACTAAAATTAAATTGTAAATTAGAAATAGACCTGAAAGTTGGAAGGTCATGGGCAGAATGTCACTAGAGGTACTTTATGAGTTTAAAATATATATACAATAAACTTGAAAATATGTCTACAGATGAACAATATGAATACATTAAGGATTTGTTTGACCGCTTTGAAATAAAGCCACTATATCCAATTGAAGATAACTTTAAAGATATTCCAGGTAAACAATCAGAATTTAAAAATCCAACAGGATATCTTATATTGCACTTCTTAGATAATATGGAAGCTTTGGTAGATAATTATATACGTAGCCTATGCATAACAGATACTTTTGATACATCAATTGATAATGAAATTCTCGATGTTATAGACCAAGCTCAAGCTGCAATTACAACTGATAGTTTTGCATCTATGCCTTGTCTGATTGACCAAAATAATGATACAACGTTTAAAGCAGATATGCCACTAGTATTTGAATTTGGAAGACATAAGTATCATGATTGGAGTTTCCTAAAGCTTAATCCATACACTTTAATACCGGCATTATTTAGACATCTGTATAAATACTACTATGTATCTAAGATTGATGAAGAGACTGGATTGTCACATCTCGCACATGCACAATGTAATTTAAATATGATAGAACTAATATTAAGCACAAGAGGTAATAATGTATAAGTTAGAAGTAGCATTTGTACAAGGTAATGCCCCGGCATCAAAACTAATCTCAAAGTTTTCACAGAAACTTATAAATGACCAATTTACTGGCGACTTTCATCCAAGTCATGTTCTGTTAGTACTCGATGACTCAATCGTTTTTGAAAGTAGTACGTATAAAAAATCAGAAGACAAAGATGCAAAGCATAAGATATATGAAAAGGGTACACGTATACTTGATATAGATGATATTGATGAGCGCTTGGCGCAGAACTCAATCAAACGTGTAGTTATCGATTATGACCTTGACCCATATCTAGCACTTAAATATGTAGCTCAAGTTAGCAATTATAAATACAGTTATAAATCCATCTTTAAGTTTCTAATTAATGGACATCTAAAACGAAAAAAGAATAATAAACGTCATGTAGAATACATCTGTTCAGGACTTGTTCTCGAAGCCTTAAGAGAAGACTACTTCAAAAAGAATGCAGCAGTTCAAAAAGTCATAAACCAATTCAAAGGTATCGATAGTAATTCAGTAACACCACTTGATTTATATTTAGCTTTCTGTAAAGCCGGATATACATTCAGAGAATGCAAAGGATTAATAAATGAAACACGTAATTTATGACCTAGACGAAACATCTTTATATTGCCCACTTGCGTATAAACTCGATAAATGCCATAAACTAAAACAACTATTACCTAAACCTATTTTTTATTCTTTATATACACCTGTGTATATTATTGAACTAATGTTTAGATTATTTAAAGTAAATAGAAATATGCGTGTACGTGCAATTCTTTTTCATGAAAATGCAGACATAACACAGCATGTAGTCACTGCACGCCATAGCACATTAATCACTAAGTTACACAAGTATCTTGTATTTAAAGAAATGAGTAAGTATATCAGTCTACATTGTGTAGCCTCCGGAAAGACTGAAATTGATAAAGCTACATATGTATACAGACATATATTATTTAGAGTAAACGATAAACTACTTATATTTGAAAATGACCCAAAAGAAATATCATCATATAATAAATATTTCTTCGGAAAAGTGGCTATAGTACATACTAATTTTAATGGTGAAGAAGAACGATGCCTATAGTAGAACCATTTAAAACACAACAAGACGTTATTGAAGCTATTCGTAATGCTACTCCAGAAGAAATAAATATCTTTAACTATGTTGGTGGCCTTGGTTCAGGAAAAACCTTTACAGGTGCTTTATGTGCAGCTTGCTATATTTATTCATATCCAGGTACGCAAATGTGTATGATGGGTCCAACGTTAGCGTTAGTGCGAGATAATACATTTCAACAACTTGTAAAATTTTTAAAAGCTGTAGGAATAGAGGTCACTAACATAAATAAAGATAAAACAATGTTTGCTACTTCAAATGGATGTACTATAATGATAACACATGGTACAACATATAAGCAAGTATTAACATATGAGTTTAACTATATTGACGTTGAAGAGGCATCACAGGTTAACAATACAGTTCTCAAACAATTCCAAGGGCGTTTAAGATTTAAACTACCAGGCGCGCCACTTGTTATGCTAACACATACCAATCCACCAGGCTCAACAAATCACTACACATTAAAGTCCGGAAAAGTATTTATATCATCTAGTTACGAGAACACTCATCTACCTAAGAACTATATAGAACTCTTAAGTAAGAACATGACTAAGGAGGAAAAGGAAAAATACTTAAATGCAAAGATTACTCCGGCTTTAGATGATGCACTAATATCAGACTATGACCCAATAAAAGTTAAACTTCCTAATATAGAATATCAAATAGAAACTATCTTTCTAACGTGTGACTTTAACTATAGTCCACAATGTTGGTATACTGGAGTTAAAACTAAAGATGGCCATTTCTACTACTTAAAGGAACATCTTAATCTACGTTCAAGTACGAAGCAACAAATAGAGTCAGTTATCACATATCTACTTGATACTTATCCAGGATTAAATCGAATTGCTGTATATGGTGATAGCGCAGGCGCATTCAATCAACGTATTGATAATGACTTTGTAACTATTGAACAAGAACTTGCAAAAGCAAACATAGCTATGGATTTATATATTTTGCCTGGTAATCCTCGAGTAGCAAAACGATTATCAATATTTAAGCGCTGTATAGAAACAGATAAATATAAGTTTAATCTAGATGAGATGCCCTTAACCAACTACGTATTTGAGAATACTCGTTTAGATTTAAATACTGGTAAAGTAATAACTCCAAGTAAACAAGAGTTAGAAATTGACCCGAATTTAATATACTGTCCACATGCTACAGATGCTATTAGTTATCTAATGTACTATGTAGAGCATACGGACGAATAGAGGTAAAGATGACATATGAAGTTATAAATGAAAATGGTGTACGACTATATGAGGGTTTGCCATTCTTTATAGGCTCCGGTACACAAATATCTAAAGATGAATTACCACAGGTTCAATCAGCAGTTGAAGCTAGACAACGTAATGTTAGTATGTGGTATAATCGCGCACAAAAAGGTATTGAAGTTGAAACAGCAATTAAATCTGAGTCTTCTGGAGCAGTTCAGAATATCAACATGATGTATGCATATAATGCTTATCAAAAGTTTTTAACGCAATCCTTATTGTCTCTTAAAGATACATTTCGGTTATCTACAAATAATTATCAAGTAGATGTAGAACGTCCAACAACAATTCTCAAAAACTACATTGAAAACTTAACACTTGAAAATAATTTACTTGCAGATGATGCAATCTTATATGGCTGTGCTGCAATCTGTGTAGATGTTAATTTAGATACAACATCACAACTACCACAAGTTCTAATGAACCGCGTACGCTCCAAGTTCTTAATCTACGATTTTGAACAGCCAGGTTCAGCAATATTCACAATTCGAGTAACGCCAGAACTAGCATTTAAGTATGACTTCCTTTCGGACTATTGGCGTCAAACATTATACAATAAAGCAATTGCCAGTGCTGCTAGTGTAGCTCATCTTCGTGTATTTGTTGGTGAGTTAGTAGTAAATGGTAAACTCGACAATTATGTAGTTATTATTTACAAGCGTTCAGTTATCTATGCAGAGAAAAACAGATTTTTGACCTACGTTAAAGCTGTATCTTTGTATGATAAGAACAATGACTTCTCGCCTATATACACTGTGATGAAGGCATCTGAAATTACACGTGATAATTACAAAATGATTTTTGACTACAATAATGAACTAGTCAATCCTATACGAATATTTCCTTGGGCTGTATCATCAGAAGTTTGGGCCGAAGCACAACGAACAAGAATTTTAAGAACAACACAGCCAAATAGAGTTGATAATTTACTTCCAGGTGAACTAGATGTTTCAGGATTAACAGGTATTCAACAAAATCTACAACAACTAGCACAACAGGCAGCAGGCCTAAATGATTATACTCTCGGTGAAGCTACTGGTTCAGTAAGAACATTTGGTGAAGCCATGTTACTTGCAGACAGTGCTTCTGGTATAATGAACATTATTTCTAATAAATTAAAACAAAGACTAATTCTACCTATACTTCAAGATATTCTAGAGGTACTAAAAGTAGCTACTGCTGAAATATCAGATATATTTGATGAAAGTCTCTATATTGATATGGATATTATTAAAGACCAGCAGGAAGCAAATACACTTGTATCGCTAATTAGTATGCCAATGTTTGGCTCAGTAATTCAGGCAATGGACTCTGTACAATCATTGCAATTACTTAGATGGATATTAGAAAAACTACATATCTCTGGAACTGAAAGTATATTTAATACGTTGATTACAAATGTTATTAATCAACAGCAACAACAAATACAACAACAACAGATACAAAATTCACAAATAGTACAATAATGAAAGGATGAAATTAAATGACATCATTCAGTGGTAATCTACTTTCACATGTATTAGCGCGTGCGATATTTCAAGTTAGCGAACGTAATGACTTGTGCGCCTTTGTGACTCCTGTTTATTGTCCGGATATAAATGGAGTTCGCGCAGATACTGTGACAACATTTAAACCTAATAGTCCAACACATGGCAGTGACTATACACTTGATGCCAGTACAATTAAAATTGATATTGACCAGGAGTTTGAACAGTCATACACAATTCCATATGAGCAGCTATTAAAATCAGAGTTTGACCTGGTTGATATCTGTAAAAAATTTTTCGTTGGACAATTTACACAGGTAGTCAATGACTACTTAATGGGCTATATTAATGCAAATGATACTACGTTGGATGCAGGCGCTGATTATGCATATGCTGACGTTCCAGCGTTATTTGCAAATGCAGCAACTTACTATCAAATAAATCAAATTGGTGATAAAGACAGAATTTATAAATACTCAAATGGTGCTCCAGTAGTATACACCAACAGTGTTAATAAGTTTGACTTTAATATTCCGTTTGATAAACCAGATGGTGAAAGTCTATATCAAGCATATTTGGATTATCGTGCATACTCATATCCAGATATTAATAGTAATCAATCCGGATTTTATTATCCTGATAGACCTACTGTAGTATTTGGAACACAAGCAGATTTACAGGCAGCATACTTAGCTATTGCAGATAAAACAGTTGACCGTACATTTGCAACTAGCTTCGAAATTGCTTACTGTGAAAATGAACTAGGTGGAGTTATTGTTGGTAAGAATGATAACTTTGCATTATGTTATACAAGTCCACGTATTGAAATTGTAAAAGATACAAATGGCTTTAACGATATTGTAAAATGTGCAATCTACTATGGCATTAAACCAATCAATAATCCAGTCATTCTAAAAAAAACAATAGCTGAGGAAACTTATACATTACAAGCCGTAGACAGTTCTGGAGCAGTAACTCAGGTACAGTTTGCTACTGTAAATGAAGCAACACCAGAAGTAATAAGCCAATTTATATTTGACGATATAATTAACGTAACTGTTACTCTTGGGCAGACTAATAAAGCAATAGTAAATTGCTCAAGTGCAGGAGTATCTGAACAGGAAATAACTTTAGACGGAGAGCCTTTAGCTATTACTGGTACTGTCGTTGATTACTCGGTTTATTTTAGTTCAGCGTATACAATTGACTGTAAATTTACACCAAAAGCATAGCTTTAACAAAGAAAGGAAACAAATTACATGACAGCTTTTACAACCGAAGAATGGAGTAGGACGCTACTCTTCAATCTAAAAAATGCAGATTATGGATTTGCAGCTAGAATTGTAAACCATAATTTTCACAATCCAGGAGGAACAAAAGCAGATGCAGTAAAAGTAATGCGTCCGCTACTTACTCCTATTGGTACATCTACTTCTAACGATTACGCGATGCCTACAACTTTCGGAGATGCTTCATCTGAAACATTGACCATCAACTTGAATACTCCTTTGAAATATGCAATCGGTATTCCTTGGGAAGTTCAACTTAAAACTGAACACGACGTAATTGCAGGTTATAGAATGGCAGCAGAAGATATGCTTGTTAGATTACGTGGTGCAGCTGTTAATGCAGCTATTGCAGCTGATGCAACAATCCCGGTTGTTTCAGGAACTCAAGCAGCTCCAACATATGTAACTAAAGATACTATTCTCGACATATTATCTAAAGGTTATGTACAACTTATGAAAACAGGTGCTATTCTTGAATTTGGTAAATACAGATTTGTTGATACCGAAGAAAAAGAAAACACAGCAGAACTTGCACTGGATGCTACACCGATGGAGTCTGATGGTGAACAACCTGCTGGTATTCTTGGTAATCAAGTAAAAACTGCATTGCCTGTATGTGGATGTCCGGCAGATATTTATGAGCTGATTATCAATGCAGCAACTCAAGCAGGTGAATTGACACAGACTAGAGAATTTTATGGCCACGTTCCTGTAATTCGCGGTTTTGAAATCGTTATGGACGAGTCATTAAATCATATGTCAGATACCACAAACAAACACTCGGCAATCTACATGGGTACAAGAAACTTGGTAACAGAAGCAATGACTGACTCAAGAAGTGAAGTTATTCCTGACCAAGATAAATATCGAGACCTCCTTCGTGGATATATCGTTTATGGATGTGCAGTAGTTCAGCCTAACTGCGGTGTGAAAGCATTCGTCACTACTACACCTCCTAGTAATGAACCTTAATCATTAATAATAATAACGGCGCATTTTATATGCGCCTTATTAAAAGATAATACTCAAATTATTTTCTACTAAGGCGTGTATATAAACAAAAGGATTACATATGACAAGTCATAAAAATGAAAAAAGATATAATCGTGAAGTAATGGAGTCCGGTTTAAAATCCAATCAATACATTAACGAGTCACTTGCAAACCTAAATAACTACGTTAATAATTATGGTGACCGACTGGACTACTGGACAAACAAATTAAATACTCAACAATCAGATTTATTATCAGATAAGTATCTAGCACAGAATGCGCAGATGCTACGTAACATGGGTCAATTTGGACAAACATCAGAAACAAATCGACAGATTGCTAACAATGCATATAGTCAACAAAACTACCTAGCAAATGTACACAATCAAAATGTAATGAATGCTAATCAACTATTTGGCTCCGAATTAAGTGCATTATACAATAATGTTGGCTTAAATATGCAAAATAGAAATGCTGGTGGTCAGGCTGCACAAAACTTAGATGCTATTAAGAATAGTTGGCTTGGAGTCTTAGGCTCCGGCGCATCTGCTGTTGGGTCTGTTATGAGCGCTATTCCTCTTGGCTGGACACAAATTGCTGGTGCTGCATTACAAGGTACTGGTAATGTTCTTAGTCAAGCAGCTACACCAACAACATATGTAGCTAATCAAGGAGCTGCAAATAGTCCAATAACACAAAATTTATTCTATGATGCTGGTAAACAATTGTCAAACAAACTTGGCCTACAGCCAAAGGATACAACGTTATCGATAAGTGGAGCGCCGGATACTAACTATTGGACATCACAAACAAACTATAATAATATAGGTACATCTAATCGTAGTACACTAGATACAAGCTTATTTAAATAATAACTGGAGGTAACAATAACATGGATTTTCTATCAGCACTGGATGCATTTGGAAAGGCTAACGGTATTCCGTTGTTAGCAACTTTTAATGTTATGAAGGATGCAGCCCAAGATTATTTTAATTCATATATAGTACCACAAGCTACAGCAGTAAAAGAAGGACTTGATAACTTCTTTGAAGTAGCTCCTGGTCAGTATTTACCGAAGAGCATTGTTCAAGGTATTGAAAATAGAAGTAAACTTTACTCACAAGACCCGAATAGTTTAACAGGCAAACTTGATGATTATTTCAGACGTATAACATTTGATAATTCATCACAAGGTAAAGAGGCTAGAATTGATTTAGCACTTGAAGCATTATTAACTGCTGTACCAGCATTACGCGGTAAATCTAAAGTAGCACGAGAGTATGCAACTGAACTTGCAGACGCAGCTACAAAAAGTCGACGTGCATTCGCAAATAAACTTGATGACATTATTGTTAAAGAAACTACCAAAGTTCCTCAGATTAGAAAAGCAGTTCAAAGTACACAGACATTTACTAATCCACAGTTAGAACGTGAATTTAAAAACTACATTACTAGATTTCCAAATGCAACAAAGGAACAATTTAAAACTCATTTAAATAGAAATAACAAAGAACTCTACAATAGATTTTTGCGTGAAGAAAATAAATTCCCAGCTGCTAAAACTTCGTCCGGCGCGAGCGCTAGTACAACAACTCCAACAACAACTAGTACAGCTACATCAGTAGCACCAAATACAGCAGCTTCACAAACAGCTAAACAAACATTTACAAATCCAGAGCTTGAACGTGAGTATCAGAATTATATATCACGTTTTCCAGAAGCTACATCAGAACAATTTCAAACTTATTTGCAACGAAATAATCCAAACTTAGTTAACTACTTTAGACGCGAAGCAGACAAGTTTGTTAGTGCTGAACCAATAACAGCTACTACTTCTAATACAATTCTTGAACAATATTCTAAAGAAGCAAGCAAGCTTGATGGTAGTTTACAGAAAGTATTAAATGAGGCTAAGAGTTTTAATAAATTTAGTGGTGACCCAATTGAGGCGCAACTACTATCTTTAATAAAGAGTAATACAGAAGAACTTGCAAAGCTTGCAAAAGAAACTGGTGTTAAAAAGAAAGAAGAGATACCTTATCTACTTAAGTTTGCAGACCAGATGAACCAAATAGTAAAGAATGCTCCAGAAAACATTCGTCGAGCTGCTCAAGGATTAAAGCCAAAAGGACTTGGTGATACTGGATTATCACAATATGATTTATATCAAGCATTCAAAGAAGCAGGTAATAATCTACTTCCAAAATTTGGACGTGATAACAAAGGTATTCGAAAACTTATAATTCCTGGTGGTGTTATTGGTGGAGCCTTATTTGCAAGTCTCGGATATAACAAAGGCGACCAATTAAGTAAAGCTTCAATGCAGGTGATTAATCCTGAATTAAAAGAGGTAGACCCGAGCATGCAATCTGAATATGATTTGGGAATGGCATATCCACAACTACAGGATTACATTGAAGAATATAATACAGGATTATCAGGACGCAGATATCATACTGTTGGTGACCGAATATATGCATTTGATACTGGTCAACCAGTAAATGTGCAACAAGCAATGGATGATATAAATGCAAAGTTAGATTTTGATAATAAACAAGTTTTAGATAGAACAAGGTCAGTTGAACAACAGCTTGCAGATATACAACAAGCTATGTCATCAGGATATAATGTACCACAAGAAACAGTACAACGAGTTCAGAATGAATATCAACAGTTACAGCAGCAATCACAAAATCTACCAGCACGATATGATTTAACAGGATATGACCCAGAGAAAGATTTAGTGGAACAAGTTAAAGCATCTACTTCGGGATTACAGCCTCAAGTTGACACTACAGGTGAACAATCTGGTACTGGTACTGCTGGTGGTGAAATGTCATTTGACCAACAAATTGTTAATCGTATATTAAATCCAAATCAAGGTCAACAACAAATTGATTACAATAGACTGTATGAAGAAGTCTTTAACAACATTGCACAGCGTACATATGATGAGTTAGACAATTATTTTAATCCAGATGTATTTGCAACAGATTGGGCAGAATATGAACGAGATATCGCCCTTGGTAGACGTGCACGTGTAACTGCTGAACAGTATTATAATCAACGTAAATTACAAGCTATGCAGCAAATGACGCCAAAGATTTTCGAAGCAACCAACGCAATTATTAAACAAGCGCAGTCTACAGGTTCTGGAGCTGATGCTGAGACATTAATAAAACTTCTTGAATGGAACTTAAATAGGCAAAAAGCTGGTGAAACAGCCAGAAATAATCTAGCAGGAAACATAATTCAAGCTGCGCAAGCAGAAGAAACAGCACGTGCTAATAGGCAACGTGAGCAACAAAATTATTTAAACTATCAAGAAACAGCACGTTCTAATTTGACTAAGGAAGCAACTGCACAACAAAATGCTGCAACAAGTAGAATGAATGCTTTAACAGGACAACAAGCAGAACAACGTCAGCAAAGTCTTGTTCCATATCAACAAGCAGAGTATATTGGAAGCTTTCTTGGTAATTCAAGTATGAGTGACTTAACACCAGACCAGATATTAAATGCTAATCCACAAGTATTTGGTCAAGTATTCCCGGCAACTCAAAATCAAACTCAACAGGTACAGCCACAGCCACAACAACAAGGTCCAGGATTTGTTGAAGGACTTGGTAATTTATTTAACAATGTTAGAAACTTTGTACAGGGACAATAGATATGTCAAGTAATTTATCATTCGGAAACGTAAATACAAATAACTTTAATACTTCGTCTGGTTTATCATTTGGGCCAGGCCAGAAGAAGCAAGACGATAAACTATTCAAAGGTGATTTAGTATCTAATGCTGCTAAGGATTTACAAGAGATTGGTTCAGGTATTACTACACTTGTAGGTGCTATAATTGGATATGACAAAGAAGCACGTCAGGCAATTGGTAACTTACTTCGTGATGTTGCTAATGACCCATTTGGTTCTGGTGGTAAACAGCTACTAGATATGATGTTATCAACTTATAATATCACAGTGGATGATTTACAACATATGCCTCTTGGCGATATCGTAGCTAATGTTGCTTCTGGTATTTGGGAGCATCCAATTAGTGCTGGATTAGACATAGCTGCTTTAGGTGGTGGAAAACTACCAACAAAGTTTAAGAAAGCATTGAATATTGCAGATGAGAGCTCAGTTAGAATACGTGGTGCAGAAGATGTTTTAAAAAGTAACATACGTACAACTAATCTTGGTGAAGAGTTTGTACGTAAAGTTGATAACATTGAAAAGAAATATAAACCCGAATTGATATCAGAAGGCTTTAAACAAATTGAACTACGTGGTGTTAAAAATGTACCACAAGTGTTAAGGCCAGTAGTTACTGACTTGCTTGATGCAAACAATACATACAAAAATCTATATGCATCTGCTGGAGTAGAATTAGCTGACGATGTGGACATGGCAGCACGTGAATTAATTGCGAATGTATTTAAAGTACCAGTATCAAAAATGGAAACAGCAGCTTTTGAAAAATCAAAACTAATGGAAGCTGCACGTAAAAAAGTAATTGAAAATGATATTCGACCTATATTCCACTTAGAACCAAAGATAATTGCTGATATGGAAAATGCCGAAGGCGTAACAAGTAATCTATTAAAGCGTAAGTTTGGTACAATGGATTATACAGAAGCTGCAAAAGATTTAAGTCGCAAGGCAGATACATTTACGCAACGTCTTGTAAGATTGAAAGTTAAAGACAGTATTAAAAATGTAAACAAGTATATTGATGATTACAATGAACTAAATGGTACAAAAGTAAAAAAACTTGAAGGCACTTCTGGTATGATTGGTAATAAGGCACTTCAAGAATTAAATGCTGAACTTAAAAAGACAATGCTATCAGGTGGTACTTATCTTGGTGCTAACGTAATCACTACTACACTTGGTATTTTAAATAACTTTAATCTTGGAGCAGCAAAGCGAACATTACAAAATCTGCCAAAGTTTAGACAGACACATCTTGATGAAGCTACTACACCATTACTAAACATCATCTCACGAGTTAATAACAAAGTATATCAGCCAATGGCTTCACTCGATAGGTATCTTGAACGCATAGGTGCTAGATATATTGAAGAAGCTGGACTAGATAATGCAAAGTATATGCAGTCTATTGTGCCAAGTTTAGCTGTACCTACTTCTAATTGGCAACAGATTGTAAGAAGTTTTGTTCCTTTTGGTACTTATCCAACTGCGGCAATTAATGAAACTCTTGCAACAATCGGTGATAAACCTCTAAAAGCAAGTGTATATAATCAGATACAAAAAATTGGTCAAGAAACAAATGAACAGATACAATCTGAAATAAAAGGATTGAAAGCAGTAGACCCACTAAAAGTAATTAGACAATCAGATGATGGTAAACTAATTCAACGTTCTACTGTAGTAACACCAATTCAAGCAGCTAATATGTTTCTACTTGGTGAACAAGGCGACGCAATACAAATTCCAATTATCCAATTTATAAACAAACTTATTAGTGGAACTGGTAATCCTAATGTATTTACTGTTGATGGCAGAAATTATCGAGTTGAAAATGGAAAAGTTAAAACAGCTAAAGGGGATTATGATTTAATTCCAAGCTTAGCTTATGTTGGCAGACAAATACTATCACCAGTTCAATTCTATAATCAGGTACTTGTACCACTCATGTCAGATAAATATATTCGAGATGAAACCAAAATATTCAATCAACTCGTAGATGAAACGCAATACTCTAATCTCGGTAATATTAGTAAACGTAAAGTAACAACTGATGCACGAGAAAAACTTGGTAAGCGACTCACTGGTACTTATGAGTATAATTATTATAAACCATTTGTATCGAGACGTGTACAAAGAAACATCAAACGTCAAATGAATACTAGACGTAGAATTCAAAATGTATTACAAAATTAACATTTACCTCCAATGGCCGGCGTAACAACCGGCCTTTTATTTACAAAGCTTAACATTACGTTAGATTTTTAAAATGATTGGGAATAATATCTTTATACACACAGAAACAAATTCAGATTGGAGGCTGGCCGACATAGACATTTGTATATAAAGAGTTATATATTTATTTAAGTATCAACAATTATTTATACATGTATATAAAAGTATATAAAGTATCAACTATAATTTACTAATTATTTATTCTTTATATACA